TTCTTACTGCTGCTTTCTGTTCTAGAATCTCACTGACAATTTCAATATCTTTTAGCTCTGCTTTACTGGTAACTGCCCTAGCTACCTTATCTTTTTCTTTAATCTTTTCTTTCTTATTTGTATCTTTAGTTCTGCTCACCTTGTTGTGCTCCTTGTCTAATCATTTCACCACCTTGCGTAACAGCATTGGGTGTTGCAGCTTTCATCATCTCTGCTTGTTGTTGTGCTTGTTGGGCTTGTTGTCTCTCCTGTTGTACTTGTTCCTCAGTCTTGATAAGTCCCTTCATGTCTATACCAAAGCCTACTCCTAGACGTTTAAGTACGTCACTGGCATTAGTATATCCTAGTACAGCTTCTGGCCCTAAGATTTGTGTAGCAGTCTGGAGAAAAGTAGCCAACTTGTTAGCATCATTACCTCTACCTAGTGCTTCAAACCCAGTGATAATCACAGGCTCTACTGTACCCTCAGGTAACTTAGGTAACTTCTTCTCTCTTTCTAGTACTGCAATAATTCTCTTGACTAGTGGTAACTGAAGTTCATGTGAAAGAAGACTATAGATACCACCTAAGCTAGTCTCTAGTTCATTAGCTAGAAACCTAATCTCTTCAGCGGTTACTCTCTCAGCGTCTCTTTGTACACTCTGGTTTAGCAAGAAGGCAGCAGCTAGTCTACGCTCTACACCTTCCATTGTCTCTCTTGCTACCCTGAAGTCACTAAACTTCTCCACCTGTACTACTGTAACATCATCTTTATTACCTTGTCTAACAGCTAGGTTAGGTGCATTACTTATAGTACGCATCTTAGTTGTACCGTTAGGTTTAACCAAGAACAATACCTTAGCAGCAGCTGCCGTACCCTCAATGATAGCTTTGCTTAACCCCTCTACTGTCTTAAGATCACCTAAGTACTCCTCTATAAACCCACGTCCATAGTCCTCACCATCAATAGCATTGTATCGTAAGGCTAACCAAGGAGTCTTATCTAAAGGATACTCAGAGTCTGTACCAGGAATTCTCTTATCGTTTACTTCTTGTCTTATTTTTATCTTCTTGTCTATACGCTTCACTGAAGTATATAAACTTAATTCTTTTTCATTACCATCAGCAGAAGTATCAGTCTCATTAGGAGGAGAAGTTTTAAAGATCTCTTTGTATAACTCTCTACTCATCTTTTCTTTGACTATGATCTCTAGTACTTTACCTTGTGGATCACGTCTTACTACATACTGATCTAGATGAAATACTCTAACAGTATTATCTTTCTCAACATGAAGTACAGCATTACCAGTAATAAGTAGATGACGTATACACTCATTGAGTGGTACACGCATAGCCTTACCTTCTATCTCATCCATGACTGCTCTCTCCATAGAGTTCAGTCCTTCTTCTACTGGAGCACGTTGTTGCTGTAGCTCTTCTAGTGTGAAGTCATCTATTTGAAACTTAAAGAATGGAGAATTAGGTGGGAACAAGGTCAATAATAATTTTGCTGTTAAATTATTTATGCCTCTTGCTCCTACTCCTTGATATGGAGTGGGTAATGTCTGGTTGTATGTAGCATTTCTAGGTAGAATGAAAGGTAAAGTTAACTCTGCTGCATCCCAAGCTTCCTCCAAGAAACACTGTCTGTATACAGCTAAGTCACTGTATCGTTTACTTAGTCCTGTCTCTTGTGTCATGCGAATTGAAGTCCTGTAGGTGCAAAAGAAGACGTGTCAATACTAAGATCACCTACGTCCTCTTGAGATAGTTTACGTTGCTTACTTCTCTTGATAGCTTCAGCTAAAGAAGCACTTGCTTGTCTACCACCACTACCTGTGGTAGCTATTTGTTGACTGTTAAACTGTTGTATTTGAGCTGTTTGTTGTGGTACTTGGTATGGTTTTGGTGGAGCAAAGAGTGTGTTTTGTACATAACCAGCTCCTAATCCCACACCAGCAGCTGTAGCTACTCCACTTAGAGATATAGCTGAACCCAAAGCAGGAGCACCTGGAAGTGTAGGGCCTAATATGTTTTCTACACCAACACTACCTGGAAAAAATCCTCCAGTAGCCCCACCAAGTACAGCCCCTTGTAATGGATCACCACCTGTCGCTGCTGAAGTCGCTGCTACTATGGCTGCCCCAATAGCTATGCCTGTAGGATCACACATAGTTAACCTATATTCAATCCAGTAGGCCCACTTGAACCTAGCGTCCTAAACCTAGACTTCCCTGTAGCTCTCCTTGCTGTCCTAGTCTTAGCTTTAGTAGTTGCTTTCTCTGAAGGACTCTTAGCAGAGAGATTAGCTATAGGAGCTGGAGGACTTGGAGGCGGTGGGGGAGGTGGAGGGGGTGGAGGTGGAGGTGGTATACTTGGAGCACCACCACACATAAGGACAGTCAATAAGTTCAACACGATCTACTCCTAGCTAGTATTTATATTAATTCTATCTGTATTCTTAAACTGATCTTCTCGTAATTCTTCTTGTTTATCTTTTAACCAATGCAATACTTTAAGTTGACCTTTAAGTTCACACGTTTTATCCCAAGTATCACAACTATACAATAAGTGTGACCCAAAGTTATCTTCTAGTATCCTAAGTAAACCATCAGTTATTACTATGTCATTCTCAAAGTTCATGGAAGGCTCTCCTAAAGACTTGATATTTATGTATACTTACTCAGTAATCATTTAGTAGGACACACACCAGTAGCACACTCATCACCTTCTATCTCATGTGTGCTATCAGTATCACTAAAATCTACTTCAGTTAACTGTGCTACATACTCTTTATACCTAGCCTCAGTGACTACTTCTTGTGGGAGGTATTCGTAGGTAGTATTAGTAATGGGAAGAAAGCTAACCCCAACATAACTAGACCAATTATCCTTAAGCCAATTTCTAATAGCAGGGATCTCATCTTCTTTATAAGATACCGTAATCGAGCAGTTCTGTTCAACGTAAGAATCCATGAGTAACTTGTATCGTGTGAGTTGCTCAGTAGCACACTCCTTATTGACATATAGATCTCCTTCTTTATCAAACCTAATGTTATCCCAAGCTACTGGGAAGGTGACGATGGCGTTATGCTCATCAGTAGGATTAAGTACAACATGATACCCTGCTTCCCTTAGCTTAGGTAGCATAGGATCATTGATACTGAAGTTAACATTGTTAAAGATGTACTTACCCATTGGCTTATGACATCCCTCAGTAGTGTCCATGATCTTACTCAGTGTACCACTAGGTTTAATAGTAGTGACATTCTTAGGACGCTGAGTGCCTAGCTCATCTGCCATAGAGTATGCTCCATGTATAGCTAGGTTCTTGAACCTTTTATAATCATACGAATTGAGATCGGAACGGGTGGCGATACCTGTGAGTCCAACCCCACAGAGACGGAGGTATTCATTGTTCTCGTGCCAAGTTCTTTGTAGTATTCCGTCATCGAGGTTGACAAGTGTTTGCCTATAGTTTGCCCTACCTGCAAGAAACAATGCTCGATCCAATCCTCCGCTATCGTCTCTGAATTTAAGTAGATCAACTTCGGAAAGGTTACAGAAACTCTTGTTCCCGAGCAGAATTTCAGCACAAGGGTTGACTCCTGAGAACCAGGGTGCTCTTCTTCTAGCTTCCTCTCCATTGATAATTCCTGGCTCCGAACCACCGCTTTCTTTAATGATTTGAAAGACCATGTCGAGTTCACTATCACTAGGTTTCCTCCAGAAGACTACACTGTTATTAGATTGAGAACGATGTGGCATCTTGGCTAGATCATCTTTAGCTCTTGCAAACTCTTCCCACTCAGGAGTATCATGGTACACCAGTGCTATCTCAGCTGATCTCCTAGAGGATAACACAGTACCTAGTTGATTCATTATATCTAGGATGTCCATCTTACTTAAGAGCTGTCCAGACTTCTTGTTTAGAATCCGAATGATTGCTGAGAAGGCTTTAGATATTGGCCCATCACCGGAGCTAATCCATCCGTATCCTGCGAGTCGTTGACCTGCTGGTCTGAGCTGTGTGAGATCGAGTACGAACTTTGTAGCTTTCCCTTTGAATGAAAGAAGCTTACCGATAGACTTTGCCCAAGCTTCAGCGGAGTCTCCAATTGTAATTGTCCAAGTCCCAGAATCTGTAGACTCTTTGTTCCCTTCGTGTCCTCCTTTCTTTGTTCTCTTACTCCTGATAACTTGTACTTCTTTAATAGGGGATGTGAATCCTGACAACGTACCGACAACTGGCGTAAAGCCAACTCCGCATCCTTGCAACAAGAGCCACAAGCTATCAACGACATCATGAATAGTCTCCACTTTAAGATGAGCACAATTAAACTGACTAGCTTCTCTCTTCTTAGCTACATCAGTTCCTCCTAACCACAGTGTCCTACCTGATACCATTACCTTACGGTCAAGCATCAGCTGTCTTAGTTCTTTTAACTCTGGCCCTATGCCTAGCTCAGTACCAGCTGCTCTATTCCACAGCCAGTTCTGGTGATCTATCACTCTGTCTACTGTCTGCTCCCACGTCTCATAGCCTGTCTCTGTAGGTCTATTGTAGGTACGTCTTGTTATTACCTGTGCTCTTACTGATGGTTTGGTCAATTAATTAATCCCTCCAGTATCGGAGGCTCATAGTTCAAGCCCTTCTGGACTTTACCATTAGCGTCCTTGATTAGTGGTAGCTTACTCATGTTAGACTTATGGACTAACTCAAATGCTTTATCAAAGTCCATACCAAATGATACTGCCATACCTTTAATCACATACACAACGTCACACATTTCTTTAAGTAAGTCTTGCATCATAACATGACGTTCTTCTGTGTGTTCATTAGTTTCAATATCAAGAGCTGCACTTGCCAGTTCTTGTATCTCTTCAAAGAGGAGCCGTAACCTAAAGTCCATTAACTCTTTGCTGTAAGGTTGATCAATGGCTAACTCCATCTTCTCATGAAACTCTTTAACTCTTTTCATTATAGTAAAACTCCTTCATCATTTCAATACATTTTATTGCTTTGTTTAAATCTTCAACACCATTCTTATCTTGATGTCGTACTACATATTTAACTACTGAACCTACGTCCATCCCTAATTGGTTCTCTATAATAAAAGTCCAAGGATCAATCTTATACTTAGCATAGTAGGTGGGACGGATATCAGTACTACCACCTACCCACTGATCATTCAACTCTTGACTCTTACAGTATGCCATGTGATCCTCTTTGTCTTGTCCACATTCATCGCAATACATCATGCTCTTAACGGCTCCCATAATATTACCTCCTCTTTTTTAAAGTCATAGTCATCAGCTCTTAGTATCTTAGCTACTCTAGCTTGTGTTAAAGCATCTTCATCAGTTAAGCCAGCCTTATTAAAAGCTGTCAATACAGAATCCCAAGTAGGTTCTTTAAGTATCTCAGTAGCTTTCTTAGGGCCAACACCAGGACATCCCTTGTAGTTATCGGTAGAGTCACCTACCAGTGTCTGGTACAGGTGCATATAGTCTGCTAACTTTTCAGTCACAGTCTCAGTCACCTCAGTATCTATATTAAAGTATTCACATGGGATTGTC